TAATGTAGGAGTAGCTAATTTTATGAATAGTACTCTTTTAAAAAGAGTAAATGCAAATCATAATGACCCTGATATAAAAACACAATTTTTAAGATGGGATAAAGTAGGTACAAAAAAATTAAAAGGTTTAACTAAAAGACGAATATATGAAGCCAACAACTACTTCGCAGAATAGGAACTGGATATTATTTATTATCTATGTAATATTAGCATCAACCGTAATTACAATGTTATCATCTTGTAGTACTCGTAAGGTAGTGATAGATGAGGTTAAAAAAGATAGTTTGTCGCAAATATCGACTAAAACTATTATCGACAAATTGTCGATAACTGAAACTAAAAACGACATTATTACTGATGAGTTTACTATTACTCCATTAGATACCTGTAAAGATATTGTAGTAAACGGTATAACGTACAAAAACGTTGTTTTAAGGTACAAAAAGACAAAAGATAACACTATACAAGTCCAAGATATAAAAGTGTCTAAAAACGAGTTAAAAGTACAAGACACAAAAGTAACTCAAAACAGAAAAGTTAAAGATATAGAGAAAACTTCTAATCCATATTGGTTGTTATTAATTCCATTTGGATTATATTTAATTTATAAATTTCTATACCCCCCCCTAAAAAACATACTTTTAAAATAGGGGTATACCTTTTTTACTAAATTTTTTGAAAAAAAGTAATATATATATAAAAGAGTATAATAGGATAGTAAGAATTTTCCTATTGTTAATAAATATGTTATTTTATACTTGGATTTAGTATATATTTGGCTTATGATAGAAGAACAATTATTTAAGATATTAAAGGATCAAGTATTCCCTGATTTATTAAAAGCTAAAAATCAAATGTCCAGGTGGGATTGTTATTCACCATCTAAAAAATATCGCATTGAATTGAAATGCCGAAAGGTACACTATCCAACTCTTTTACTTGAAAAGAAAAAATTTGATGCAATGATCCTGGAATCTGCAAAGCATAATGATATTCCATTATATATTAATTCAACTCCAAAAGGAATTTTTATTTTTAATCTTCTTAAAATAAATCCTATTTGGGAGATTAACTCAAAAAATCCTGCTACTACTAATTTTGGTTCTTATGATAGGATTGAGAAGGAGGTTTGTTATTTAGATATTGCAGAAGCTAAAATGTTAAAATTTAGTTAATATTTTTTTTATTACATTTATTACATTTAGATTTGTCCTATAAATAATTTAAAACCTTAAAAAAATGGACAACCAAGAAATTTTAGCGAAATTAGAAATTTGCATTTCTATTTTAGAAAACACCGACAATGTTTATATGCGTAAACAATTAGAGAATATTGCTGAAGCATTAGTAAAAGAATGGAATGAATCGGATTATTATTCTCAGCAAATTAAAGAAGTTTTACGATATGATGAAACTATGACTAATCTAAATAATATAACTATATGGAAGAAATAAATTTACAACAGATAAAATCATTGGAATCAATATTAGATTATCAACAAATAAAGATAGATTTATACCTAACTTATTTAACAGAATTAGCCAATATTGAAGCAAACTTTATTACATTTGGTAAGCTATCTAATAAAGAACAAAAAAGAAAAGAATCAATATTAATAAATTTTTTATAATGAAAGAAATTAAAAAGTTTGACAAATGGATGAGAAAAACAGTACAATCCATTCACTACCACGACAACGAGCAAATGTGTAACGCATATCAAAGACTAAACAAATGAGCAATAGACATCAAGTGATAGAATCATTACCTTACGAACAAAGGTCAGATGAATGGTTTAAAGCAAGACAAGGTAAGTTTACAGCATCTACAATCCACAAACTTTTAGGAGTAAGGGGATTAGGTCAAACAGGAGAAACCTACGCAATAGAGAAAGCAATAGAGCAGTTATATGGTCAATTAGAAGAATCATATAGAGGACCAGATATGCAGAGAGGTGTAGATTTAGAACCTTATGCATTTGCTAAATTTAAAGAATACTATCCACAAACAAAAGAAGCGTTTATGTTTCCTTACGGTAAACATTCTGGAGCTTCTCCTGATGGTGTAGTTGGTGAAGATGCAATATTAGAAATTAAATGTCCAAGACCAGTGAAGTTTTTTAAAATTGTAGCTGATGAAAAGATAGATCCAGAATACATTGCACAAATGCAGTTCCAAATGTTATGTAGTAATTCCTCTAAAGCCTATTTCTTTAACTATTGTGTTATTGATGGCGAGGAGTTCCATCATACAATTGAAGTTCCAAGAGATGAAGTTATGATTGATTTGATAAAAGAAAGATTGGAACAGGCTATTGTAATTAAAGAAGCATATATAGAGAAGATAACTAATAACTTACAACGATGATACAACAAATTTTTATAGACGATATTCACGAGTATGATTATGAAAAACTAACTGGGGGGGGTATAATCCACCACAATCTTTATTTCAGCAAAGCAGAGCAATGGGCTGACTTTACAAAAGGCAAGATTGCAATGAGTATTATAGATGATGGAAACGGATTAGAAGTAGGTAAATCAGGTAAAATTAATTATTCCCAAGCCGAACAATTATTTATACTTCTGAAACTAATCAATCCTATACAGAAACACGAAATAGGAACTAAAAAATTATTATAATGGCAGATATAACAATGTGCAATGGTAGAAATTGCGAATTAAGAGAAACCTGCTACAGGTATAAAGCAAATCCAACTCCAAGATATCAATCTTATTTTTGTGAAACACCAATTAAAAATGGTAAATGTGATTACTACTGGGAAATAAAAACAAAAGAAAATTAAAAAAAAGTATAGTGATTGGCAGAGAATATTAAGAGTTATGAATTTCAATTATAAAAGAGGTTTAAATTCTGAACGAGTAAACGAAATATACAGAAAAATTAATTTAATACGATTAGAAAAATGATACAGATAGCGGTAGCAATTATATTGATGTTATGGTTTGCAATGGAAGCAGTAAATCATTATGATGGGGAAGTTATTATAGCACCAATAAAGGGCTTAATGGTAGGAGCATTATACAATAATGATGAAGGAGTTGATGACACTGAATATATGGTACAGTTATTATTTTTTATTTTTTCCGTCAATTTTATTTGGATAATTAAAAAAAAATAATACATTTGTAAAAGATGCAAGGCTTGGGCATCACAATTCCAAGTCATAAATAAATTAAATGCTATGAGCAATAGAACACAAGTGTTTGCAGAAAAACAAAAAAATCCTGCGAGTAAATTTCTTGATTGGAAGTCAAACGATAAGCAATTTTCGTACTACGACAAAGAACAATCAAAAACGATTGAGGTTAAATTACCTTTGAAGTTTGTATTCCTAGATGAATTACACACGGTAAAAGGTTGGAGTGATTCATTTGGAACTTCAATAACTTCTAATGAAGTTAAATTCATTTCAAAGGAACAAATGAATGTTGGTGTTTTCCAAAAAAATACCAGTGGGAAATGGGTTAAAAATCCTATAGTTGATGGTTTCTATAATGAGATTAAAGAAAAAGTTAAAAGTTCTGGAGGACATTATGTAAAATCAATCTATATTATGTTAGAAGATGGATCGCTTGCAAACATCCAACTAAAGGGAAGTGCAGTTCAAGGATGGGGAAATTTTGCAAATGCTAATAAGAAGCAGCTTACTACATCTTGGATAGTAGTTGATAAAGCAATTGAAGGCAAAAAGGGTGCAGTTAAATATACTACTCCTTCATTCATTCTTGGAGATGTATTAACAGTTCCACAATCTAATGATGCTGATAGCAATTTTGACACATTAGAAGCGTATTTAAAGACCTATTTAACGAAAATTGAAGAAGTAGATTCTTCAGAAATTTTAGTTGAAGTAGAGGATGATTTAGAGTTTTAATATAAACTTTTAAATTATAACACAAGCCATCTTAACGGATGGCTTTTTTTACCTTTGATATTAAGATAAACCTAAAAAAATGGGGTTTATATATCTATAAAAGGTAAATTATAAGTTACATCTCATAAATAAATGTTAAAAAATTAGGTAGATCAAAATACATTTATAATATTTGCATAAGTATTAACTAACAAAAAAAAATATGAATGATTATCAAAAATTTTTAGAACAAAAAAAACATTCAATAGGTACTTTTGGATTTGATGCAAATTATATTCCAGATATTGCTTTTGATTTTCAAAAGTTTATTATTGAAAAAGCTATTAAAAAAGGTCGTACTGCAATATTTGCAGATACAGGATTAGGAAAGACTTTAATACAATTATCAATAGCTAAAAATATTATTAACCATACTAATAAAAATGTATTAATATTAACTCCTTTAGCAGTTGCTTTTCAATTTATATTAGAAGCTGAAAAATTAGGAATAGATGATATTGAATATTCAAAAGATGGTAATCACACAAAAAAAATAGTTATTTGTAATTATGAAAGATTACATTATTTTAATGAAAATGATTTTGTAGGAGTTATTTTAGATGAAAGTTCTATTCTTAAAAACTTTGACGGTAAAATTAAAAGTCAAGTTACTGCATTTATTAAAAAAATACCTTATAGATTTTTATCAACTGCAACTCCATCTCCAAATGATTTTATAGAATTAGGAACTTCATCAGAAGCACTCGGATATATGGGTTATATGGATATGTTAGGTAAATTTTTTAAAAATAATCAAAATTCAGTAGATAGTAATAATAGAAATATTGGAGAAAAGTTTTATTTAAAACCACACGCTGAAAAGGATTTCTTTGCTTGGGTTAATCAATGGTCAATTATGGTAAAGATGCCAAGTGATTTAGGGTTTTCAAACGATAGGTATAATTTGCCTGAGTTGATTGTAAATAAACATATTGTTATAAATGATAGTCAAATTTCTGTAGATGGTCAATTGCAAATGTTTAACATAGTAGCTAAAAACTTTAATGAAATACGATTTGAACAAAAACAAACAGAAGAAAAAAGATGTGAAAAAGCTATTGAATTAGCACAAGATAAAACTTCTGTATATTGGTGTAATACAAATAACGAAAGTAGTATATTAAAAAATTCAGATAAAAATGCAGTAGAAATTATTGGATCTCAATCTATAGAAAGAAAAGAAGAAATACTATTAGCATTTGCAAAAGGAGAAATACCAAGAATAATAACAAAAGCTAAAATGACTTCATTTGGTTTAAATTGGCAGCATTGCAATCATAGTGTATTTTTTCCTACCTGGAGTTATGAGCAGTATTATCAATCTATAAGACGTTTTTGGAGATTTGGTCAAACAAATGATGTTACTATTGATATGGTAGTATCTGATGGTCAAACAAGAGTTTTAGAAGCATTACAACAAAAGACACAAAAAGCAATAGAATTGCATAAAAATTTAACGGATAACGTTAATAGGGGTTTTACAAATATTACAAAAGAATTTAACAAAGAAATTATTAAACATAAATTTTAAACACAATGGTAAAAGATCAAATTATTACAGAAAATTACGCAATCTATAACGGTGATTGTATGGCAGTACTTCCAACACTTGAAGAAAAAAGTATTGATTTAGTTGTTTATAGTCCTCCATTTGCTGGATTATATAATTATTCAAGTTCTGAAAATGATTTTTCTAATTGCGAAAGCAAAGAACAATTTTTAGAACAATATGAATTTATGGTAAAAGAAATGTCCAGGATTACTAAAAATGGTCGTATTAATGCAGTTCACTGTACTGATGTATTTGATAAT